GATTTAAATATGATGGACATTTGTACGATACTATGGTAGCTGAATACCTAAAAGCAAAAGCACGTAAGTGGTCACTAAGTTTGGAGTCTCTTGCAAAACGATACAACGTCAAGCAAAAAGAGGTTGATCTGATTGCACCTTACTTAAAAGATAAAAAAACATTCTACGATATTCCTGCTGATATTGTAGAAGAGTATGGTAAAGCAGACGTGATTGCAACAGAACAAGTTGCAGTTAAACAATTAGAAGCCTTCGGCTTAACATTTGAGGAATTATATGAAACAGACATTAAGACTATCCTTTGAGATGACAGATACTCTATCTAGAATAGAGTCAAACGGATTGAAGATAAACCTAGATACACTAGCACAGATAGAAAAAGAATACGAAGAAGAGATGCACACGTTAGAGAACAAGCTACGAGAACTTGCAAAGAAAGCTATGGGTGATACACCTATCAATCTAGCCAGTCCAGATGATAAAAGTATGTTGCTTTACTCACGTAAGGTCAAAGACAAAACACTTTGGTCAATGACGTTTAATCTTGGACACGAGATGCGTGGCAATACAGTTAAGCCTAAGATGAGAACACGGATGAAGAATACAGATTTTGTTCGACATGTAAGACAGATGACTGACATCATATACAAAACGATAGGCAGACAATGTTCAGATTGTAAAGGATATGGTCGTATTACTATGTATAAAAAAGATGGCACGATGGGTAAGGCAAAGAGAATATGTAAAACTTGCATAGGCAAGGGTGTGGTTTACACTTCAACTGGAGAAGTTGCAGGGTTTAAGATTATACCACGAACTGCACGAGATACAGCATCAGCAGGTTTTAAAACAGACAAGGTTACACTAGAAGATAGGATAACCGAACTTGAGGGGGATGGTCGTGAGTTCTGTGAAGCGTATATAAGATACAATGCTTTGCGTACTTACTTATCGACTTTTGTGGAAGGAATGAAAAACAATGTTGATGAAAATAGTTTTATACATCCAGAGTTTATGCAGTGCGTTACAGCGACTGGTAGACTATCTAGCCGAAATCCTAATTTTCAAAATATGCCACGTGGATCAACGTTCGCTATTCGGAAGGTGGTGGAAAGCAGATATCCCAACGGAAGTATTCTTGAGGGAGATTACTCGCAACTTGAGTTCAGAGTGGCAGGATTTCTTGCGAAAGATTCGCAGGTTTATAAAGATGTTTTAGATGGTACAGATGTACATAGTTATACAGCGTCTGTCATAGGTTGCAGTAGACAAGATGCAAAAGCACATACGTTTAAACCTTTGTATGGGGGTGTAAGTGGCACACGTAATCAACAAGCATACTATCAAAGATTTAAAGAGAAGTATGTACAAGTAAGTGAATGGCATAAAAAATTAGAAAAAGAAGCAGTCACTACTAAGATCATCAAACTGCCATCTGGTCGTGAATATTGTTTTCCAGATGCTAAATGGACTGAGTGGGGATCTGCAACAAACAGAACTGCGATATGTAACTATCCAGTACAAGGATTTGCAACTGCAGATCTGCTACCTATTGCCCTTGTCAGATTAGATAAGCAGATGCAAAAATTAAAAATGAAATCTGTTATTTGCAACACCGTACATGATTCTATTGTGTTAGACGTACATCCAGACGAAAAAGATTTAGCAATCAAGGTGTTATCGCAAGCTATGAGATCTCTACCTCAAGAGACAAAACGTAGGTATGACGTGTATTACGACATGCCAGTAGGTATAGAATTAAAAATAGGAAAGAATTGGCTTGACTTGGAAGAAGTAGCTATATAGGATTAGATTACATTAACCTTAAATAAACAGAAAAGGAAACATTTATGGATAATAATCTACAAACTATGTCAAGTGACATAGACAACATTGTTGCTACTTTTGGCAGTGATGAATCAGCTTTTATGGAACTAACTGGTCAGGCATCTATGCCTAAATCAGAAGGTCTATCTAGGCTGAACATAAATTACGATACAGAGACGGAAGATGGCGAGACACTAACTCGTGGCGATTGGAAGATGATGTATCATGGTGAGATGGTATTTGCAAAAGAAATACTTATTAAGCCAATACTAAGAACATTTGAATGGAGTATCTTCGATGCAGAGCAAGGAGTGTTCTCATCAAAGTCAGTCCAAAAGCCAACCATGTCAGGTGATTTTCCTGATACTGAGGGTGGCAATAAGTGTGGTCGTTTATCACAAGATGAAGAAGATAAGTTAAAAGATGATGATCCACTTAAATTAAAATCTAGATCAGCAGTATGTAATCAAGTGTTGTACTCTAAAGTTAGTGGAAAGTTTAGAAAAGCTAATGGAGAAGAGATAGAGATTAGTGAGCATCCTGCAGTTGCGTACTTTAAAAGGTCTGGGTTTTTACCAATACGAAACTTTATCGATAGTCTAACTAGACAGAAAAAGATTATGCAAAAGTGTTGGATTAGTTTAAAAACCGACAAGAAGAAAAGAGGATCTGTTACATATTTTGTACCAGTCCCAACGTTAAGTTCAGAAACTGATATCTTGGATGAAGACAAGGAGTTAATGAAGAAGTTTGCTGAAACTGTTAAGGCACACAACCAATCCGTGCTTGAACAGAGCAGAGAGTCTACTAAGTTAGAAACTAACAAGTCAGACGAAAGTCTAGCAGACGACTTCAATGCTGCTGCTGTTTAAAATCCAAGACTACATGGAACGTGCTAGTAGGGGGGAAGTTACTATTCCCCCTGAAGCCGTTTTAGACTTTGCAAATGATTGCAGAGATTCCGTTACCGTACAACTCAACAAAGAAAAAAGCTACAAATTAAGAATGTCTGGTTTAGGTAGACCAGTCTGTCAACAATTATTAGAAAAGAATGGTGTCGAACAAGAGACACAATACAATCTTTTATTCAGATTTTTATTTGGTGATATCGTAGAAGCAATAGCTGTTCTTGTATTAGAACAAGCAGGGGTAGATATTGTCGCAAAACAAAAAGCAGTCAAACTTACGATCGGTGGATCAGAAGTTACTGGCACATTAGATTTAATTATACGAGATGAAACTGGACAAGAGAAAGTCTGGGATATCAAGTCTGCTAGTGAGTGGGCATACAAGTTTAAGTACACTGGTTATGGTGGTTACGATAAGATAAAAGAAGATGATCCATTTGGCTACATCATGCAAGGTCATTTATATGGAGAAGCAACTGGATTACCTTTTGGTGGGTGGATAGTTGTCAACAAATCAAGTGGTGAAGTTGCCGTGGTTGAAGCACCAGAGTGGCAAGATCAAGATAGAAAAGAATACTTAGAGGATGCAAAGAAGCGTGTACAGTTTCTAAACAGACCATTTAGTGAGTTTGTTGTGCCATACAAAGATGAGTTTGAAGAATACAAAGGCGAACGAACTGGCAACAAGCTTATGCCAAAGCCTTGCAACATGTGTGGGTACAAAAACTATTGTTGGAAAAATGCAACCTTGCACGATAGAGTTACATCGAAAGCTAAACAGCCACCTCAAGTGTGGTACACTAGATTGAAAAAGAAAGCATTGTGATGCCAGTATTATACTCAAGAAATTACATGGCAGATCTTATGGAATTAAACGAGGACTTATACCACGTTTATATAGACTCCCACGTGGAGACTGGTGGTGGGAGAGAGACAGTTTTTTTACGTCAACATGAAAGAGGTATTCCCCTTACTCTTCGTGAAAACTTTTCAGAAAACGGCTCTCTCACTTCCAACACAGAACAACGAGATATAGTAAAGGTAGAAAATGAATTTCAAGTTATTGGACACGTACTGGATTATGGGAAGATAATATGCCTTCCGATGTTTCCCCTAACAATCCAACTTATTACAATAGAAAAACAATCCCCCAAACTGGCAGGGTACATAAACAAAAGGATTCAATCGTTAGGATTGAAGATGAAACAGATATGAGATACAGATCTAAGTTTGAATTAGAACTGGCTAAAGTTCTTATGCGTCACAAGGTTAAGTTTCAATACGAATCTAAAAAATTCTTATATATACCTAAACCTAGAACATATACACCAGACTTTTATATACCTGAAACAAATATATTTATAGAAGCAAAAGGACATCTTGACAAAGCAGACAGAGTAAAGATGGCTCTTGTAAAGGAGCAACATAAAGATCTTGACATACGTTTTGTATTTATGAACGCTAAGAATAAGATTTATAAAGGCAGTAAAACAACATATGCCGACTGGTGTCTTAGGCACGATTTTGAGTGGGCAGAAAAGACAATACCGTTAGAGTGGTTTAAAAATGGAAAAAGATGAAGTAGAAAATTTTATTAAAGAAATGGGGTTGGCAAAAGGCAACTATTATATTATTCTTCAAGATGTTGGCGAAGACAAATTTAAAATGATGGCTTACGATACAACTGGCAAAGAACACAAAAATGAAAGAGATCATTCTGTTGCATCTATAATGCACGAAGGCTTAGTAGGCTTACTTACAACAAAGGGAGAGGAGTTATTCAACTTTGGCTACTCTGAGTTGGCGTATAGATATTCAACTGGTAGAATGTTTGATGAAATATTAGACGAAGTAGATAAACAAAAAGAAGTAAAATACAGAGATAATATAATAGAGGTTGATTTTGGCAAAGATAAATGATAACGATAAAGAACCAGAACGGTATTACGACTGGATAGGTTGGAAACTAAGACAAGAAAGAAAAGAGATGAAGAACGGAA